ACCGCTGGCATCGCCAGACAAGGTAATAGTTTGGTTGGACTGTAAGGCAGAGTCTGCCAATGCCCCTTGTGCGGCTGTAGCGTATGCTGTGGAGTTGGTTGTGGCGGCAGTGCCCAAGCCTAGATTGGTGCGGGCAGTTGCGGCGTTGGCTAGGTCTGACAGGTTTGATGCCTTGGCAAGCTTTTCGCCAATTGATGTGGCTGTTGTGGTTGCAAAGTTTGGGTCGTCGCCAAGTGCAGCGGCAAGCTCGTTAAGTGTGTCGAGTGCTTCTGGGGCGCTATCGACTAACCCAGCTATTACAGAGTCAACATAAGACTCAGTAGCCAGATCATCAACCTCGCTGGCAGTTAATACTTGCGATATGAACTTGTCGCCGGCAGACCAGCTAATTGCTGCGCCTGAGTTGCTTGATGCAATAACAGTGGCGCGAGTTACCTGTCCACTGGTTAAGATACCCTCAGAAACTTCCCAGTTTGTGCCATCCGTTACGGAATAGCGTACGGTACTGCCAGAGGCATTGCCGTCTAAAAAGTCTTGACGGCCACTTACGGAGCCGCTCAGAGAGTAAGTGCCAGTACCAGTTGTATTGGTTGTTTGCTGTACAAAATCTGCGCGGCTAAATGCCATTAGTAAGTACCTTCCCAAGCCCGTAATTTAGCAAACTCACCTGACATCAGTTTGCGCTTAAGTACATCCTTCATGGCTGGGTCATCCCACTTAATGCCAGCCTCTTTGGCCCACTGCCCAAGCAAGTGCAAGGGTACCGAGCCAACAAAACGATTCTCGCCTACTACACCGCCGTTTAGTTGCTTTGCGGCAGCTACACGCTCGAGCACTGGGGTGTTGTCATAGGTTTTCTGCACAATGATTTTATCACCATCGTGATGGATCTTTTCGCCAATCTTCATGCTATCTCCTATCTAAAAAAAAGGGGGAGGAATTACCCTCCCCCCATGCACCTAAGTGCTATAGCTTACGCTACAGTGTTGTCTGCAATGATGCCGCTAGACTTTTCGTTCTTACATACAAGAGTCAGCTCAGTGACAACTTGGCGAGTAGTGTTGTCGCCAGTTTTTGCCAGTTGAGTGTTCTTGGTTGGGCGCAGTACGCCAACAGCCCACATATCCTTCTGCATGATGAATACGTCACGGCTGCGGTTTTCGCGAGTAGGCATAAACTCAACGGTACCCCAAGGAGTAACGTAAACGTCTACTGCGTTAATTACAGCGTTAGTACCGCCAACAGATGCACCGATAGTGCTGCGTTGGTTGTTCATGCCAGTGAAGCCCAAGGCTTTGTTCATCTGGAATGCAGATAGGAAACATACGTCGGGCTTGCCGCCGCTTTCCCAAATTTGCTGCATTACGTTGTCGAACTTAGCTTGGCTGAATACGGTAGGAGTACCGTCATCAGTACGGGCGTCAGTGCCGTCGCCAGTTGGGTTTGCACCGCTGTTGCCGTCTTGGAAATCAACGTTGCTAACGATCCAAGCAGGAGCACCGGCCAGTTCGCGAGCAGTTGAAGAGTCGCCAGCAGCACGGGCGTTGTTGTCAAAGAGAGCTTTTTCAATGTCGAGTTTTTGCTCTTTGGCAATCTTCAGGACTTGGTAAGCCATCTCTTTGGCGCGGCCAGCTTTGTTCAGGCCTTCGTCGGTGTCAGCTACAACAACAGCGTTCTTGAAGATCTGAGTGTAGTTGCCGCGACGGGTAGTTGCACCGCGAGCTTCAGCAGAAGTTGCGTCGCCTTCAATGTGCGCATTGGCAGCAGAAGAACGGAGCGCATCAGTTTGCCACTCGTGGTAAGTGTTAGTAGCCTTGACCTTTTTACACATTGAGTAAAAGGGGGTCTCTTCAGGGCTGATGTCGTAGATCACATCTTCAAGATCTTCGCGAATGCCCTTGGCGTCGTATGAATCAAAAGTATTGCTTGGCTGTGCCATGATTGTATCTCCTAAGCGTTAAATAGTAAGCCGATAGCGTCTTCTACGCTTCCCGACTGTTTCAGTTTGGCCTTTTGTTGCCTTAGTTGCTTGTTACTTGATCTTGGCGCCTGCTTGGTTCCAGCTTTCAATGGGCGGGTACGGGGCTTCGCTCCGGTCGCCTTCTTGTCGGCTTTTGCCTTGCCGGCCATGATCTCGTCGTACTTAATAGCCTTCATTAGCGTATTAAGCGCACGGTGATCCATAACCGAGCCAATCTCTTCAGCAGAGTATCCAAGCTTTTGCCCGCCATTTAACAGTAAGTCTTTAGCCTTAACTGCCTTATCTGGATCTGCAAACTCAGGTACTACCTGCTTCAATGTCTCAAGCTCTTGCTGCATATAAGCTTGCTGTGCTGCCTGCTCCGCTGCAGATTGCTGCTGAAATACTTGCTGCACTTGCGCCTGGTGCTGCTCATACTTCTGAACATTCTCATCGTAAGAAAGTTTGGCTTCCATATAACCTATGGGGTCGCTATCAAACAGTTCTCGTGATGGCGGTTGTGGCGGCGGTGCAATGGCCCCAGACTGCATTGCCTGATAGACCTGTGCTAACTGCTGCCTTTCACTAATAAGGGCTGTATAAGCTGCCTCAGTCTCTTTACGGAGTGCTGCTGCCTCTTGCATACCCTTTTGGACATATTGTTGACCACTGTAACCACGCTTAAGCTCATCAAGGGTCACAACCTTTTCGGTGCCGTCTACTACAACGGTGAAAGATTGCTCCTGATCTGCTTCTTCAGGTTCTGCGTCTTCGTCGTCCTCTTCAGAATCATCCTCAGAGTCATCATCAGACTCTTCAGGTTCATCTTGATCTTCATCGCTCTCGTCTTGATCATCCTGATCATCAGATGCTTCTGGCTGCTGGCCCTCATCATCTTCTACTGGCGATTCTACTTCTTCCGTTTCTTCTGGTTCCAACAGCATATCTACTGCGCTGTCGATGGTTCCATCAAAAGTTTCTACTACCGGCTCAGTCGTTTCCACGGTGCTGACTCCTTCCGTTGCTGTCGTTTATCGAAGATTGCCTCTTCCGACAGGACGGAGTTGAAGTAACCTTCGATTTTGTCCAGTGCTCGTATTATATCATGGGCACTCATTAGGTCTGAATCTTGCGATCCAGCGTTCAAGAACACTTCAACTTGCTGCTCTCGAATCTTTTTCAGAACTTCCGAAAATACGGGGTCGTTCTGTAAGTGGCGAACCTTGCCCGCCCACTCTTTTATATTCAAAATCTACCGCCCTGTACGGCCTGCGCCGGTGTTTGCTGAGGGTATCGGGGCTCATTCTGCATTGTCTTGATTCGTTCTACATCGACAGCGGTGCCATATTTACCTAGGATCTCTGCTGCTTTTACCAGCATATCTTGATCCATCTTGTCGCGTTCACGGTCATCTGCAGCAATTGCTTTCTGCGCCTCGATCTGAATCTTCATCATATCAGACTGTGCTTTTTGCTGCGCTTTGAGCTGCTCTGCCTGCAAGTATGCCTGAGCCTGCGGATCTTGCTGTTGCTGGCCCTGAGCTGCCTGTGCGGCCTGCTGCTGTAGTTGCTGCTCAATCTGTGCGTTCATGGGCTGGAAGTAACGGTCTGCATTCTTAACGCCCCCTACGGCAAGCATATCGCCTAGGGTGTTGCGTATGTTTGTCAGGGTTACTACGCCATTCTGCAATCCATAGCCCTGCATGATCTGCATTTGTAGCTGTAGAGTCTGGTTCAGGGTGGCAAGCTTCTGATCTTCTTGGCCAGTACCCAGTCCGACGTTTACGCTGACATCCATGCCAGTGTTCCACATACGCGGATCAATAGGCGTGTAGTCCATGCCAGAGAAGTATTGCATCTTCTGATCGTCTGAGTTTTCGACAACCAACTTCAAGATCAACTTAAACAGGCGACGCATACCGCCCTCTGCCAAGTTACGCGCCATGACCTCGATCTGGCCAGCCTGAGCCTGTACAGTGGCAGCTACAGCCGTAGCAGTAGTAGCTTGCAGGGCATCGGGTGAAAGGCCTGTAGAGGCTTTTGTGACGCCTGTCTTGGACTCTATCTCTTGGTCGAAATACTGCAGAGCACCCAAGGTTTGGCCGGCAACAAAAGGTACCGAGAGATCTCGAACTGCGCCATCTTGGGCCACGCGGATAATAGATCCGATCTCGTTGTTGAGCAGATCGTCTACGTTTACCATGCCGTCGATTATTTGACGTTGTGGATTATTGGTCAGTGCGACGTTATCCAGTACGCCTCGCAGCATTGAAGTGTATGCGTCTTGGTCGTTGATAATGAGATCAGCAATAGAACTACCAAAGAAGGCGTGTGGCTCAGGATCAATCTCAAAGTGAGCAAAGGGAACTTCACCCCAAGGCTCATAATCAAGCAATTGGTAGTCGTTACCGCCAAGCAATATCTTGTGCATTTGCGGTATGCCAGTGCCCTCTACGTCGATCTTCATGTAGGCTTCAGACACGGCGACTAAGCGCATAGACGGATCTAGTACGTTCTCGTCGTCGTGATCCTGATCGTATCCGCGACGGTAAAAATCTTCAGTCTCGCTGAATGAGTCAGAGTATTGCAGGCCGGTTAGCTCTACAACCTCGTCGAAGTCATAACCCATAGCCACAAGCTCACCAACACGCATTTCAGTGCGGTGTACACAAACATAGGCGTCGTCGATAGACTTGGCGTTCTCGTCTACGAAAAACTCTTCCGGCGGGATAGACTCCACACAAAGCTTGCCGTAGACACACTTGCGAGAGATCTTCAGGTAGTGCATGGCAGGCTGATACTCAGGCATACCCATACCCATCTCAGGGCTCATCTCTACTTCCATGCTCTCAGTCATTTCGTGCTCGATGACAGTTACTTCGTCATCGTTCACAATCACTGAATACTCTGCATCGGTTAGATTGCTGTACTCGTAAGTCTCTGACTCTTCATAGGTGTCCCAGTAAGCCTTAACGATACCTGATCGCTTTAGCAGAGCATCGTGAAACGCATCGTTGATAATACGATAGCCGCCGACCTCGTTGAACAGCTTAGATACATAGCTAGTAGCCTGCTCTGCGGCGGGGGCGTCTTGAGGGTTGGTAGGGACGTATTCAACTGGCTTATCAGTAGCCAAGAACACGCGCATCAGGCTTGGCTTGATTGCACGGATAGTGTCTCGCACCTTAGTGGCTACAACCTTAGATCGACCTTCTTCATGGCCAATGTCAGTTTCGCCGTCATAGTAGCGCTGGGCCTTGATTCGATCTGAGGCGATATTCGACTCAACAAAGTCTACTGCGTTTGTTACTGCGTCGCGGGCAATAGCCTCTACGTCGTCGCGTTCCATTGGCTTTAGATCCACTTATCTTTTCTCCTTTAGACGCTCTTCAAGCAAGCCAGCTTGCACCAAAGCATTATATACTGCTGGGTCTCTGTATGGTGCCGTTAGTCTATTAATTGCTGATCCTCCCGCTTTCCCAGTAGCGCCAGCAGCCCTACCCATAAGGTGTGCAGCTTCGCCTACAAGTCGCGGGGATGACGCGGCAGCGACGCCAGCGGCCAATGGTATGTTCCCTGTACTGGCCCCCTGAACTACAGCCAATGGCTGAGTTGCAGACTGAATACCTCTAGGCATCAAAGTTTCCATTGTTTGCCCAGCAATTGCAGGCATTAATTCACCGCCTGCAGCTTCATCCAAAACTCTACCTAGACGCAACCGTTCACCATAGTTAGTGTTGACGTTATTACGCATCAAAGAAGTAAGCTTTCTCAATGATGTATCTGCCGATGCTTTATTGCCAAGGCTCAAAGCCCTTTCCATCTCATGCAAGAGATCTGCAGATTGTGAGTATTCCTTCATGGCGTTCGCGTAATCCGGAGCCTGCTTGGCTATTGAAGATTTCACTGAGTCATAGACCTGCTTAACAGCCGCGTATGCGGTTCTGTTAGTTGGATCAACATTCATTAGTGTCTCACCAATAGATTGCTTCAGCTGATCTAAACCCTCTGGGGTGTGAAACTCTGCAGGGTCTAGCGATTTCCATTGATCAATTTTAGCTTGAACCTGCTTGAGAGCATCAGCTACAGATTTATTTTTAATCTGGCCTTTGTAGGCAGCAAACTTATTAAATGAATCATCAAGAGCATTAATGGCATCTGACAGGTCTAACACGGTTGCATCTTTAGACACGCCCGCCATGTTGCGTTGATAAGACTCTGATGCCTGCTGGCGCAATGTTGCCAGTGCCTGCTTTGCAGTATCAACAATTTCAGTCGGTTGTGCATTGCCTCGCATATTGGCTCTAAAGGTCTCACCTTTCTTTCCGCCTGCACGGCCAGCCCTGAATGCTTCTCTAATTGGCTCTGCGCCAACGCCAGTTGTTGCTCCTAGAACCGCCGCAGGTGCTGCCCCAGCCTTTCCTGCCAGATTCAATGAGGCACTAATGGGCTCGATTGTTTTGCCTGCTGCAACAGCTGCTTCGCCAACCTGCGCCATTTTGGGCATTTTAGCAGCCAAACTGCCACCCCCAGTCAAAAGCGTTGATGCATCAGCAAGTATGGCGGCTGGATCTTCAGCTACTGCGTTCTTAAACCCTTCTTCACTTCCATATGTTCTAACGTAATGATCTGCTACTGCCTTATAGACCTGATCGCCACGCTCATCACGGCCCAAAGCATCAACTAGCGCATCAGGAAGCACTCGCTGCACAATACCGCGAGCAAGCTTATCTAGTGTTGTCAGTGTCTCAACTGGACTGGCAACTGCCTCAACTACACCTTTTCCAAGATTGTAAGTAGACTCTGGCAGGTTACCCAATCCGCTTGCTAATGCAGACGGCCAAGACTGCTCTTCTGAATCTACAGCTTGAGCTGTTGTTTGTGAACTTGACGCCAATGATTGGCGATACGCTAAAGCAAAAGCCTCGTCGTCAGTTAAATCTTCATCAGACCTAACGGTAACTATCTTGCCGTCTATTGGTACGTCATATTCAAAAGCCATCAGTCAACCACCCTTCTGGTAATTCCGCTTTGTTTTCCGCCCAGATCATTTTTTGCTCGCTCTAGCTTTCTTTTGTTGAGGGCCACTAGAGTAGCAAGTTCATCTCTGGCTTGCTTTAGTGCATTGATATAATCTTCGTCAGATAGAGTCATTTTTGCCAGTCTATCCAATGAGGCTTTAGCTGCAGCACTTTCTTTCTCAGTGATCTGGCCGCCACCCTTCAAGCTTTCAAAAGCTCGCATAAATGATTGCGCAGCTATTTGATCAATGTACGATTCACCTAATGTTTGCTGAGACGTTATTGCAGGCATCCTGCCCTGAACTGGGCCGACGCGAGATTCAACTGCTTCTGTTAATTGTTTACTGCCGAGCACTTCATCTATTTTATTTAGCTGCGTCCCCAAAACTTCAATAGTTTGCGTTGCACCTTGCAGATCTTCAATGGCTTTCTCGCCCATGCCCGTACCAATAGCTGCCTGCTCACGCTCACCAGCAACATCTTTTGGTATTGGAGCGCCTACTGGTACGCCTCCTTGGAAATACTGGAAATGCGTACCAAGATCTACTTTTTCAGCCCCAACTGGCATTCTGCCGCCGCCGGTGTCTACATCTTGTATGCCTCCGCGATTGCCAAGCAAAACAGTTCGAGTCCCGCCGTCTTCCGTTATGATTGTTCGCGGAGTGGTTCCAAAAGTTTCAGCAGATGCAGTACCCATCTGTACAAAGTCTTGGTAGCTGCCTTCATATCCATTGGCTTTTGCGTATTCGTACTCTCTAACCTTTGATGGTGCAGTTGCAGACGTTTGCTCGCCTTTTAGCATTGCACTCAAAACGCTAGACGCTATTGATGGATTCTTTTCTACCATGTCGGCTAGGTCGTCTCGACCTTTCTTGCGTAGCCATTCAATAGTAGCATTTGCACCCTTGCCTGCCACACTTGCATCAATAATCTTTTGATTGGACGCGGCTAAACCTTGGTCTGGCTGAAAGCGCAGAGTGTTGAATGCGTTAGATAGCGCAGCCCAGTTTTGAGGCTGATTGAAACGCTGCCACATGGACGGGCCTTGCTGTTGTTGCTGCTGCGGGGGCGGCATTTTGTTTTGCAAGCCAAGCTGGCGAGCCTTTTCCATCTCATCCATTGCTGCAGGATTGCGGCCAAGCATATTCAGTAGACTCATTGTGCTGCGGCTCCTTTCTTTTTCATCAGCTCATCTAGCATTGCTAGTAAGCCTTTCTGATCTTGGCCATCGCCAGCCTCTGCAGTTTGAGTTGGCATAGGCGGTGTAAAGCTTTGCATCTGCGGTGGCTGCGCCATGTAGGTACCGCCCCCTCTCTGCATCTGGAGCATAGGCACTTGCTCTAGCTGACCTATCTGTCCTAGCTGACCTGCAAGCTGATTAAATTGGTCTCTCGATGGGATTTGAAAGCCTTGGCCCTCACCAATTGTAGGTGTCTGGTTAAGCATGGGGTTTTGTGCCATGCCCTCCATTGCGCCAGCTTTAGTTTGTGCGGCTATCTGGGCAAGCAACTCAGGGGGTAACGGCATAGGCATTACGCGGCCTCCAATACTTTTCTGTAGTCTACCATCAAGTAGCCGTTGTCAGCCTCAAGTACGGCCTCTGGCATAGTCTCTGCAACTTCTTGTGCAATAACACCGATACCAGATCCAACCATGCCAACTTCTTCACCGGCTTCGTTCCAATCCCACTTGTAGATCTTAACGCCGTTGTTAAGCTCACCAATGCTCTCAATGTTTTTCTTGAGGCGACGATCAGACATCGACGCAATACTGGCTCCGGCAGATAGGTAATCCATCAGGCCTAGTTGTTTAGTGGTCTCTTGAGACTGCGGGACAGTAGTCGCGCCAAGAGCCTGTGACAAGTATCCAATAGTGCTTGCAGGCATACCAGTGTACGCTGCGTATTGGTTTTTAGCTTGGTCAATGATGGCTTGCTGAGTAGCCTGCTGTAGAGCGCCATCACGGGCCATATTAGCTTGAATATCCTGCCCCATACCAAAGCCTAGGTTGCCTATGTTAGCGAGCTGATTAGACGCATTTAGGCGCTGCTGTGAGCCTTGTAGGCCAGCAGTTTGGTTCAGTTGCTGTGCGGTTAGGTTGTTGCCAAGGTTAAACTGAGTCATAGCGTTAGCAGCGGCTTGGTTGCCCATAGCGGCTTGCTGAGCCAGTTGTGCAGTCGTAGTGTCAGCGTTTAGGTTCGCACTCTGGTTAGCCAAATCAGCCTGCATACGGCCTGCGATGTCTTGCTGTGCCATTTGCTGTGCATTCTGGAAGCCAGCCTGACGTAAAGCTGCAGCAGCCTGCCCAGATTGCCGTGTAAGCTCAGAACCAAGGCCAGACAGTGCTACCCCATGCCGAGCGCCACCAAACGCGCCAGATCGGCTTGCTTGCGCTTCTAGCTCGTTCTGCTGAGCCAGTCCAGACAGGTTAATATCGGCCAGTGTATTCTGAACAACTTGATTTTCGTATGGATTAAAATAGGCAGATAGGTCAGTGCTGGCAATCTGCCCAGCCTGTACTTGATCGGCAGATAGCGGGCCTTGCTGACCTACCATTGCTGCATTACCCATTCCAGCCTGCACTTGCATTGGGTTGTAGCCCATCTCTTGTGCAGTGCCTGCCATTCCGCCTGTAACACCAGCAGCAGCCTGTTGATAGACGTTAGGGCCGCCAGCGTTTACCATGCTTTGCGGCATTCCTGCGTTCCCAGTTACATTAGTGCCTGCTGGTGAGGATGTAGGCAAAAATTGTTGAACGCCGGCTGGAAGGTTGGGATTGAAGTCGCCAATATTTTGTGCGCCCATACCGGTGCCATTGATGCCTGTATTTTGATTTACATTAGTGCCTGCTGGTGCGCCCATTTTACTCTCCAGTTAATTCTTTAAATTTATGCAATGCCGCCATAAAAGTTATTATTTAGCAGCCCAGTGGTGCCCTGATAATAGGGGCCGTACTTGCTGTTTGGGTTGTTGCCAACATTAGTCGTATTGGGTTTTGCCGCAGCATAACCTCGATCGTTGAAGAACAACTGATCGTAAGCAGCCTGAGTTTGTGGTTGTTGAGCAGCCAACTCCTGTTGCGCAGCCTCAAACATCGGATAGCTGCTGTAGCCCATCACGCCCCCGCCAAAGTCTTGCGCTTGCGGTAAGCCAGCCATAGCATTACCCCCAACTGGGGCCATACCAAAGGCTGCTGCAGCGTCATAGTTTGACTGCATAGCCTGTTGCTGTAAGGGGTTGATTGCGGCTACATCTGCGCCCATATAGGGCATATAGCCAATCTTTTGTGCTGCCTCAGCTCGCGCCAAGTTTCGGATTGAGGGCTCTTTTACCCAATCTGGAATCTTTGCTGTAGTGGTTTGACCACCGCCTTTTCCGCCGCCTGACATATTAGACCTCTCTGCTCAGTGTGGTGAAATAGTAATCCCACCCGTTCTTTTTAAGTACCTTTTCCCAGCCCCTGCGGCCAGCAATCGTCATTGCAGTGCAACCATTCGCCTTGGCAAACTCGCCTGCACTCTTATCCATATCGACGATCTGATCTAGCTCGCCGCCAGCTAGGAAAACGTGCAATACACGCTTTCTTGGAAACTCTATTATTTCAGTAATCGCCGCTCCGTTAGGTGCCGGCCAAAACTGGAAAGCTGCACTGTTTATACCTGCAACAATGTCTTCAAAAGTGTGCGTTCCGCCTGAGTGCTCTAGTGCCGCCTCAAGCCAATCTTTGCACCGCTCCAACTCACTTTCTAATGTAACTTCGCTCATAACATTCTCCACAATTATAGCAGAATTACTGCCTTAGCCTTGTAATGGAGATTGTAGCCGCTGGTGAAGACGGGCAAAAGGATGTAGCCGGCTCAGTGTGCATATGCAAATCAGTATCATCGACTGCCCACATTGCCTGCAGCTCATCGCCTGCATTTATGTAGAAAAAAGCCGACCTGCTCATTACAAAAGCATCCCCATTAGCAGACAGGGTAACATGAATTGTAGAACCTGCGGCATCCGTACCGTTTACTCGTGGCCAGAAATATCCGTCCTTTGCGCTAGAGCTTCCAGACTCAAGCTCGACAGAGAAGTTGACTAAATAATAGCCAGACTCGTCAAACACTATCTTTGAGTTGTCTCCGCTATCTAAACTCATACCAAACGCAAAGGCCGTAGACTCCCAGACTATTGGGTATGCCGTATTGATTGCTGCGGCATAGGTTTCAGATGTGCGAACAAACATCCCGCCCCCATCAGCAAGAACTATCTGCCGCCACTCTCCGTTTTTAGATACTACTGGGTAGCCTTCTCGATCCCACAGCAGCACTCCGTCTTCTGCGGCACTGTCGTCACTTAGAAAGGTTACAAGCTTTGAGCGAGTCCGATCCGCCCATCGGCGCATAGCCTCAGCCCACTTCTTCCAGTCAGCAGCCGGTACTGGCGACGCATCTCTCATCGCTTACCGCCGGCAATAATGTCTAAGCGCATCTGTCCTACACGCCAGTCATCTAGGTCTCTACCGATCAACTTCATCCGCACTTGGCGGCCAGAGAATCGACAGTTAGTGGGCTCGCCCATTGCAAATGGCCCATACTCCCGCTCTTCACCATTGGGGTAGAAACGAGTCTTGAAGTAGGCTGTAACGTCGCCCTGTGTTTCTTCATCAGGTACTAGGCCAATAACTTTAGCAATCTGATCACCAGAACCAATCATAATCGGCCCAGACTCGACGTAAGGCTTTAGGCCGCCGTAGTTGTTACCTTTCTCTTGGTCGTATACGTTACCGCTCGCATCGAACCATAGGGGGCGGTTGAATGCGCCTCGATCCACTCCAGTAGTACGATCTAGCTTACCAAAGTGCCAGTGCTGCTCTTCATAGTCATATGCGACGTAAGAGTCGTTTTCTGTTGAATCGCCAGAAGGGTAGAACCACCAGACCTCGCCAAACTGCCCATTGTGCACTGCAGCAACCTTGGAGCTTTGCGCAGTGTTCATATCAGTGAACACATGGTCTCTAACTTCGCATGGCAGATCTTGCACTGCAGAACCGTTGAACACATAGAATCCATTGGTGCCCATCCAGAATGCACCATCAACAACTGAGACCGCCGCCTGACGCGATATAACGCCGCATGAGCTGCCTACACGCTCAAAGCCATACACATATGGCGGGCCCTGGTAAACGGCAACGTGCGCATCCCTGCTCGTTATAATGACTGCCTGACCTTTTGTGCGTACACCACACATGATCTCGCCGCTAGTCTGCAGCTCTATGTCGCCAGCCTCGTTTGATGAAGTTGGAGTCCAATCGGTATTGTTTTCACGATCCGACCATGCAATCTTGCGCGGATTACCGCCAGAGGCTAGGGCAAATAAGAATCGCTCTTCAGTAACCAGTAGCCCCTTGTTGTTTACGGGGGCGTTTGCAATTACAGCGGCATCGTTTGACGTATTCAAATCCCACTCGAACAAACGGCCATCAGCGCTGTGACAGGCGACAAGGTTCTGGCCCCAGTTATCTAAAGCCCATGTAGTCGCTTCCAGCAAAACGCCGTTAGAAGGGCGCTCTGTGCCATAGTATCCAGTGCCAAAAGGTTTGCCGCCAAATGCCAAGTTTTCGTCGGCATCTGCATAGCCTGTAGCCAAGCCAGTTGGCGTGATATCGGTTAGTACACCTGCCTGACTGATGGCATATAGCTCGCTAGATGTACCAAAAGCAATTTGTCGGTCGTATGAGTTATCTACCCATGCTAAAGAACCGCGCGGTGGGTTCGATGATGAAGTTGCTTTGCGCAGATCCCAGCCATTTACTGGCCGTAGAGATCCACCTTGCCAGCGCACCAGATTGCCATCAATCCATCGTCCTGTAGACTCCAAGTCTGTGCCGTGATTGCGCATTCCTGCCGGTAAAGCAATACTGACATAGGGCATTCTTAATCACCTTTCCTAACTACAAGTAAGATATGGCCGTATTGTTGCTCTTCGTTAGTGACATCTATTGTTGTGCTAAACGTACCATCAGCATCAATCTGCGTAGAGAATCCAGAATAATCCATCTCTCCAGATCCGTATGTGAAATCTTCAGTTAAATTAGTAGCTGATATTGGGTTAGCCGCAAGGTTTCTTGCACAAACCAAAACAATCACAACATCGTCTTTTTTAACTGATATTCCGCTGTGCGTTTGAGGGTAAGATAAGTTTGCCCGCTCTATATAAGTAGGCGTAAGAATAGCCCCCCTGCCTCCAAAGAATCGGTAGTAGCCAGTTACCTTGGCGTTTATTGTGTTGCTTAAACCTATAACTACACCTTTGTCTGGCTGACCATTGTCAACATAATGCGCACCTATTGTGACACCGGCGTGCTCTGAATCTGTCTGATCGACAACAAAGTCATACAGTATGTTTGCGCTAGTACCTTGAAATGCAAAAGACGAGACCGAGTTGGTGTTAGCTGCACCGTTGAACATCATAAAGGCAAGATAATTTAAATCTTCCCCAGCTTTTATATTGTCACCATCCGTGACTGAAAACGTATGTATTGAGCCGGATGTACTTACACGCCCAAAATCAATTGCCTCATAGACAAATCGATCCTGCCTTGCGCCCAGCAATACACCACCAAGTACGCCCGTCATTACGCTACACCAGTGCCAGTGATATACCAGCGATCAGTGCCGACTTTGATTGCAGTGGCCAAGCCGTATTGCGACAGAGTAGCGTTTTGGTCGGTGCCAAAAACAATCAAAGCAACACCGGAAGCGCGGGCAATAGTTATATCGCCGGAACCATCGTTCACGAAAGTAATTACTGTGCCAAGTGGGAATGCTACCGAGCTGTTTGCCGGTATAGTCCAAGTGTAAGCTGTAGAGTTACTGTGATACAGGTGCTTACCGCTATCCGACAGAGCCAGAGTATAAGAGCTGTCTTTTGCGTTCTGCGGCATTTCTTGATATTCATCGCCTAGCTTAGAGTCGATCTGAGTCTGCACGGCAGAAGTTACGCCATCGACGTAGTTAAGCTCTGCTGTGGTCGCTGTAATGCCGTCTAAGACGTTTAAGTCTGATGCTGTAGCGGTTACACCGTCTAGGATATTAAGCTCGTCTACAGTTGCTGTAATGCCGTCTAAAGCATTTATCTCTGCGGCGGTTGCGGTCACACCGTCTAGAATATTAAGCTCTTCAGTCGTGGAGGTTACGCCGTCTAGCAAGTTAATCTCAGCAGTTGTCGCAGTAACGCCATCCAGCAAATTTAACTCTGCGGCAGTTGCAGTTACTCCGTCAAGAATATTCAATTCTGCCGCCGTTGCAGTAACATCGCCAAGAATGTTGATGGTCGCCGCATCTACTGTAACGCCATCCAATATGTTCAGCTCAGCAGTGGTTGCGGTTACGCCATCAAGCAGATTTAGTTCGGCAGTGGTTGCCGTAACGCCGTCCAAAAGATTAAGCTCTGCTGCGGTAGATGTAACAGCAGTGCCGCCTACCTTCCACTCGCCAACAGTAAGGTTTGGCTTAATAGCAGTAGTGCCATCTAGCAAGTCATCAATAGTGTCTAGGTTAGCGTTAAGCTTGGTGCCCCAAGTATCCTCAGAGGCGCCAACCTCTGGTTTGACCAAGCTGAAAGTAGTTGTGTTCGTATCAGCCATTATGCGGCCTCCCAGTCTTCAGTAGTTGATGTTGCATCAGCCCAAGTTTCAGAGCCGCTTACAGTGTCAGTCCAATTTTGTGTGTCGCTATTTGCGTCTGTCCAGATCTCATTGCCGGTCGTAACTACAGTCCAAGTCTCTTGGTCGTCTGGCACTTCAACCCAGAGTATAACACCCTCGACATCAACTCCAGCCTCAGCCAGAGCTTGCACCTGTCCAATAGCGGTTACTGCAGCGTCAGACTCTATGCTTGCGTTAGAGTAGATGACCACAGAGCCGGACTTGACAGCGTTTGCAGAGAAGTCATGTCCAGTGTCAGCGTATACTACAACAGCGCCGCTCTGTACTCGATTGGCATCAATAGCTATGCCAGATTGTACTTGAACTTCAGTATTACCTAGTTTTACTCGCTCGCCTGCAATATCAAGGGCGGCAGAACCATCTATGTCGGCAGATACTGTGCGGATGCGCGTAGCAATAGTCGCCTGTTGTGTTGTGCCATTTATCGCTGATTGTGCTTCAGCTACCCGCTCACCAGCCATCTGCGATGCACTGGTTACAAGTATTGTCGATCCGCCATCCCTGACAATGTTTGCGCCGGCAGCCCATCCAGACTGGCCGTCAACCTGCACAGATGCCAATCTAACGCGGTTTATCGCTGCAGACAGGCTAGTAGCTGCAGAAACTTGCGCGTCTACAGACAGCACAAAGCCCCCAGTAATGGAGGCATCGCTAGTGGCGAATATAGTCGCCGATACTATGTCTAACTCTACAGCCCCAATCGGTACCGTAGAGTATGAATCGACAGAGTACATATCAGTCCAGCGTTATATCTAAAGATCCTGCTGGGATACGGAAAATGTCGCCAGTATCAATAGTCTTGCTTGCGGTGAGTGCGCCATACGCCAGCAGGTTTCCGCCTGTGCTTGCGTCAAATACTCCAACATGGGTGATAGTTCCCCATGATCCACCAGCCGCAGGAAACTCAACGGATGCGCTAGTAGTAGCTTCGTTGCCAGATACAGTCATAGCTGCAGACTGTCGTGCATAGCTTGCACCAGATACCTCAGTGCCACCGCCAGTGTCTGATGGTGCTGCAGTGTATAGGCCAAGGTACAAAGTAGATGGAGCAGTGTAAGCGTTGCCGCCAAAAACGTGATCCAGCACTTCGGTTTCTAAGTAGTTTGAAAAGCTCATCGTAGCCCTCGTATTTTGGGTGTTAGTCCAGATCCGCTGTACTTAGCCTTCTCTGATGTCATATTGGCAGCCTGAACAGCAGCCCCGTACATTTGAGCCCAAGTCTGAGCCCGTCCATCTTCCTGCAGATATGGTGCTGAGTGAACCAGTGCCCCGTATAGATAAACGTCAGGGTGGTCGGTCAACAGCCAGTTAGTAGGGTTGCTGTCAGACAGCGCAGGAATCTTTTGCGTGTAGAGAACCTCGATGTCGTAGTCACCATCGGGTACAGGGTACAGCTCGAAACTGTCTTCACTATTCGTATAGAACCGTGGCGCGCCTGTAGCCCCCAGTGTTTGAGCCTTTTTATCGACCAGCGCAGCGCGTGAGATCAACTCTACCTGTCGAGTAGTGTCAGCCTCTACGGTCATTCGGATGGTCTCTAACCAATCGCTAGGCCGTGTCAGGTACTGCTCATTTATCGTTGATGTAGCGCGATTCTCCATCTTGAAATGACGGATCTGACGGTTGACCTGAGCCTCACACAGCGAGACAAAGGTAGGGATTACCGAACCTAAGTCATCGCGGTTGAGAAAGTCAGCAATAGCCGTCTTCAGCTCTGTGTAGTTTGTTAATGCCATCGAGATCTCCAGTTGGCTTAATTATACAGCATTATTGCTGGTTCATTTCCATGTAGCGCATTATCCTATCTATTGTCTCTTGGTCTAGCATTTGATAGTCCTGCGCACTGCCTGAAGTTTGGGCGCTGCGATACGCTTGTGCAGGATTTTTGTTTGATCTAGATTGGAACATATCTCTAAACAAAACCTGCGCAGGCAGTGTACCGCCTTCTATCTGAAATGCCTGCTGTGCCGGTATCTGGGTGTTGTAGCTAATAGCCATATCTTCAGTTGTTGGCTTCAGGTTTTCTGGCTGCTCAAACTCTGCAAGCAATCCACGCAAACCTACCTGACGCGGCGCCATGTTATGCATATTTGGCTCGTTTACAGCTTGATAGATATCAGACAACGGAAGAGTGCCATGCATCTGCATTTGCTTTTGGCCTAATATTGGAGTCAATGCTTTTCTTAAGTTGCCAGTTGAAAATCCAAGTGATGCTGCCCTTTCTCTGTTGGTTATTAAATCCATCATGTCGCTGGCGCTACTATAACCTTCCCAGTTTTTTGCAATATTTTTAGTGTCGCCCTTATCAAGCAAACTTCGCATCATTTGATCTAACTGCGCTTTACCTGCAGCATCTAGGTCTCCGGTTGCTTCTAGGTATCTAAGCTGCGCCATTGATGGGTGATAGCTAAAGTTTGATCCGGCGTGTTGCATTGGCGAATAGATCATGAAAGGCAATTGGCCCGTCTCTTCCATGACCTTCATTGCGTGGGCCTGTTTGCCCGTAGCTGCGCCAGAGTCAGATGCCCAGCTCTTCCAGATGTCAGAATAGAATGGGCCGCCATGCAAGTACATCGGCTCAATATCAACACCGCCTACTCTCTGCAGCAACCCGCCACCAATAGCCATGTCTGCCGGAAGCATAATAGCTGGCCTGCCCTGAAGCTGCTCCCAGCTAATAGACGGCAGAGCAGTGTCTTGTGTTGCAACTACCCTACTGCCTTCTGGCCTTTTTTCTTGCATTGCCCTGTATCGCTCACTTTGTTCCAGCGCCTTTTGCTCTTTTGTGATCATTGCTTTGGGGACGCCTTCGCCGTACTCGCCAGCAATTGCTAACTGCGATATTGGGTCTTCCACATAACCAGCAGGTGTCTGGAACTGTAATCTTGGCGCCTCAATAACCTCACCAGCCCGCCTAGTCGTAACTTCTGGCCCAAAAGAATCGGGCGACTGGTAGTTTTCAGGCAGCTTAAATGGTTCGTTTTTCTTTTTCTTTGGTTTTGGCTTGTCCTCATCTAAGGATTTAAGCAAACCTTTTACTGCAGCCTTAGCCATTAGTTGGCACCTCCGAAATATTTTTTAAGCAACCCCATTCCGGGCAAAATATAACTAATCGTCTCAGCAGTATTGCCAGCCCTAGCGACATTGCGCTTTTGTCTGTCGCTTAGTTTGTCGTATTCCTGCGCAGCAAAACCGATGGCCTCGTTCAAAGTGCTAGTGTCTTGCTGCATCTCTGGGCTAGGCATTGGAATAGCGTAGGGATTGGCAGCCATCTGCACAGTTTGTGCGTTGTAGGGCATATCTGCTACACGTTTAATGCCTGAAGCAACCGGCTGTAAAGCAGTGCCCAATGCGCCGTAAAATTGTTGATCAAGGTAATCAGTGCCATCGGTTGCCGGCAGTGTGCGATTCTCTCTGATCTCTCTACCTGTCTCTGGATCAAACATACCCGAAACTGCCCCGCCAATATCTCTCAGAAAAGTCTCTCCAGCTTGAGCAAGCCACAGCGGCTGGTCGGTTAAATTGTAGTTGGCATCAAAGGGCTCAGAATCGTCTTCTGACGCCATTCCGCCAAACTGGTCTAACCATGCCTGCCCACGTTGTTGCATGGCAGGATCGTCGCTCTGGGCCATTTGTTGGGCTCTCTGAACGTCTGCGGCATATCTGTCTTGATCTGTCATCTCTACAGCATCCTGCTCGCCATCATCGGCACTGGCCCCAGCAGCAGCTCCAAGCAATCCTAGACCTGTAGCTAGATTCTTTTCGTTTCGTTTGAATCGACCACCATATTCGCCGTAAATCTCTTGTTCAGATTCGTCGAAATCAGTAAGTTGGAGAAGGTTCTGTTGTTCGCGCGGAAGTGCGCCATCAGCTCTTTCAAACCGTTCTGGTGGCACAGCCCTTGGGTTGTAAGGCTTCATGCTGGCGAGCTTATCTCTACCAACTACAACTTCGGCCTCAACCTCCCCTGCATTATTTTTATAAGCATTGTAAACATCTTCATCATTTATCTCCCTTGGCAATTTTGTACCAAAGAGCGACTGTAAATACCTAAAACTTTGGCTATCATCAAAGTAGTTGTCCATTGCATATTTGATAGCATTTGTACTTAACCCACCAGAAAACCCTTCTTGTTGCTGTACGGCGTGTTGCATCTCATGCAATATTGTTTCTCGCAATTTTTTATAGGTCAGGTCTGGGCTCAAAGTTATAGCATGATTTTTGGGATCAAAAGAACCATCAATACTTGATGTCATTAACTTAGGATCAAACTGTATCTTGTAATCCCTTAACTTGGGAAGTTCGAGCCCATATCCTTCATTTTGCACTTCGCCTAGTAGCAGTGGGTTTTCGCCGTCATAAGAGTTTAAAAGCACTGGGTCGTCTATAACATCGCCAAGCGTCAAAACATTACTGCCGCTTCCCTCCAAACCTTCTAGATTTATTTTGGTGTTGTCGTAATTTGTGTGCTCAGTTCGCCACATCCCATCGGCGCCCTGATTCCAACCTGTGCGGCCCCATATATCCTCAGCATTCATGCCAGTAGCTTGCATTTTCTTAGCCATTCCTAGCATATCTTGGTTTGCCAAGCCTTTTAATGATCTTAAACCAAGAAAAGTTGCGTCGGCATCCTCTGACTGCAATGTAGCCGCGCCAGCCAATCCAGCAGTTCCCAAGGCGGCAGGGTTGCGCTCAGTGATTAGCTCTAATAGGGTTTTTGGTTTTGGGTACAAAATATATCTCCACGCGGTTATGCAGAGATTATATCATGCGAGACCTTGAAGGTTGCGGCGGATAGGATCACCCCAGTTGCTGGTCTTCCGATAGCCAACAGCTAGGTATCTGAGGGCATCAGCACAGTGAGATGTCCAGTCGTGCAATGGACGCCCCCGCCATGTCATTCCCTTGTCGTCGTACTCTCTACGGTACTGACGTATAGCATCAATAGCCCTGTCGCAGTTCTCCTTGTCGAACCAAGCGTTATTGAGCATAGACCTTACCGCTTGTATACCATCGTCAACACCGAGCTGAGGCGCGATTGTGATGGGATTTAGGCCTAGTTGCATCAATGTCTCGTATCGGCTCTTACCAGTGCCAAGCTCCCTGACTCTGACATCGTGCGGCAGGATATGCTGTCCGTAGAAGTAGCGCTTTTGCTCTAAGACTCTGGCGTAGTGCTCTAATCCAACACCGCTGCTTTCGTAGTAGTCAATCAGCCTGACCTCTGGGCCGTGCATCTGAGCGAACCAGATCGCCGTAGAATCGCCCATACCCAAATCCCATGCGGTTACTACAGGTAGGGCAGGATCGTAGTTTACAGACGTTATACGGCCCTGTGCGTTAGCCTCTCGCATCTCAACGGCATAGTATGCCCCATCCACATGGATAAGCATCCCGCCTTCCCAGATGTGCTCGTAGTTGTCTGGGCGGAGTCTCTGGTCTTCCAGTCTCTCTGCATCCAG